ATTAAAAAAGGGGAGTTTAGTGGGTATTCTGTTGAAGGATATTTTGATCAAAAAGAAATTAAAATAAAAACAAAATAAATGAGTAAATCAATTTTCGATTTCTTCAAGAGAGAAGAAAACAAAATAGTTTTTTCGGAAGTAAAAACTATTGATGGGATTGTTCTACAGTATGATGGTGAACTAAAAGCGGACACCGGAAATAATGACGGAACAAAACTTTTTGTATTGGATGAGAACGGTGAACAGATCCCTGCACCAGAAGGTGAATACCAAGTTGAATATGAAGATCAACTATGGGTTGCATCTATTGACGTGAATGGTGTTCTAGTAAAAATAGAAGCTGTAAACGTAGAAGAAGAGCCTGTTAATGAAATGATGTCAAAACAAGAGTTTGATGCAATCATTCAACAAGTTATCACAGATACAGATTCTAGAATTACAGCGTTAGAGGCAAAATTCGCTGAGTTGTTGGAAGTAAAAGAAAGTAAGTTTAAAGACGAAAGAAAAAAAGTTGAAATGTCTAAGGAGCTTACAGTAAGAGAAATATTAACTAAAAAATAAAAATCAAAATGTCAATTAAAAGAACATTAAAAGAAAAGTTTGGATATGATGTATCTGGACTAGCAGCATGGAAAGATAACACTTTACCAAACATTACACCAGATTTAATATCTACTTCAAGATTCTTAGAGAAATTGATGCTTGAAGAGGGTGTAAAAGGATCTAGAGAAATTGCATTGTTGTCTTCATCTGTAGCATTACAGGCTAAAGCGGCGTGTACACCGTCTCCAGATGGATCAGTTGTTTTCACAGAAAAAGTTTTAACTACTAAGCCACTTTACATGGGTGTTGAGTTTTGTAATGAAACTTTAAACACTAAAATGACTCAGGTGTTAAATGCTTTAGGGATGAAAAACCAAGAGGGTCAACTTCCTGCACCACTTGAGACTATCTTAATGGCATACTTAACTAAACAATTACAGAAAAAAGCTGAGCGTTTAGTATGGTTAGGTGATACAGCGTCTTTGGATACTGAACTAGTACATTTTGATGGTTTGGTTAAGGCATTGAAAGCAGATACAGCAGTTTTAAAAACTACTACTACTTTTGCTACTATCACAACTTCTAACGGTTACGATGCAGCTTACGAAGTATTCACTAAGATCCCCGCTGAGATTTTCGACAATCAAATGGAAATCGCATTGTACACAGGACGTACAGAGGCTTTAGCAATCATTTCAGACTGGAATGCTTCTAACGCTTACGATCGTATTCAATACACTTCAGAGGGTGGTTCTATTCGTTTTATTTTACCTCAAACAAACGTTGAAGTTATTACAGTGCCTGCATTAGATGGTCAAAACGAAATCTTTGCAATCCCTACAGCTTTAGTATTCTTAGGGGTTGACGCAAGAGAAGATGAAAACTTTGATATTAAATACGACGCTTATAACGAAAAATTGAAGGTAGACACTTCTTTCAGATTAGGTGTACAATACGTATTTCCTCAATATTTCGTAAGAGTTAAAAGAGCTTAATTATTAACATAGGGTAGTTTAGGCTACCCTTTTAAAACTTATATAAACATGTGTGAGCTAAGTGCGGGATTTAACGCCCTAAATTGTGACTCTAGCGGTGGTGTTGCGACACTTTACATAGGGTCTTTGAGAGACGAAACTACAGGAGCTGCAAACTATACGTATACAAGAACAGACGGAACTGTTTCAGCTATGGCAAACGTAGGAGCTAAATTATTCTATACGGTAACTGTTGACGCTGAAATGTCTGATTTTACTGTTAACGCTATCGGTTCTCGTGAAAACGCTTCAACTGGTTTTGAAATCACTGGAAACATCAAACTAGCTGGTAACACTGCTACAATGATTCAACAATTAGAAAAATTATCTAAAGATCGTATTTGTGTTATTGCTAAATTAAACGATGGTACTAACGAAATTTTAGGTATCGACAATGGTTGTAAGTTCTTGTTTAATAGAACATCAGGCACAAAATTTGATGATATGAACGGAGTTACTTTAACTTTCTCAGGACGTGAGAAGAAAAATTGTCCTAAGGTTTCAGATGCAATCGTTTTAACATTGTTATCGTAATAATTATTATGTTAAATAGAATTAAGGGAGTTAGTAGCTCCCTTTTTTAATACTTATATCATGGAATATAAAGAAGAATTTAAAGAAAAAAATGTCTGGATTGATCGAATTAAAGGTTTTTTCGTGGCAAATGAAGAAAATAAAGATATTTTATTTAAATTATTGCCTAATATTTTTGTAGAAATTACTAACTTTAACGAAACAAAACCACAAAAACGTGTTCTTTCTAGTCGAAAAAAACCAAAACAATAGCATTTGTTTGACTCTTAACGAGAAAATGAATGATAACTACCCTGAAAAATGGTTGTTTAGGTTTGTAAATGAACAATCAAAGAAAGAATACTACTGCAATCTTACCGATTTATCCACTTCCAAAAAGCGTTTTAACTTATTTAATCTATATGAAGGTACTAGTATTACTTTACCTTTGGGAGATTATAATTACTATGTTTATCAAATGGAGATTGAAGACGAGAATAATTACCAATTAGGCTTTTTATGTGAACAAGGTAAAGCAAGAGTAAAATCAAATGTAGCAACAGTAATACCTACTTTTACTCAAACTACAATTATAAAACAAATTTATGAGTGATAATTATATATTTAGAGAAGCGAAAATTCCTTTACCTATTGAAAAGCAAAAAGCTGGTCAAACGTGGGTAAGTTGGGGAGAAAATAACGATTATCCACAGTTTTTAATTGGGCTTTATTATAATAGTTCTATTCATGGTGGTATAGTTAACTCTAAGGTGAAATATATTGCTTCAAGTGGCCTGGACGCTCAAACAACTGATTTGCCTAAATGGGAACTAATTAAAAAAAATGGTAACGCACCGTTTAGTTTAGATGAGATCACTTTGATGGTAGCGAAAGATTTTGAGTTACTAGATTCATTTGCTATTATGTTTAAGAAAAATCCTATTTCAAAGTTTTGGGATGCGCACCACGTTTCAACTGAATTGGTTCGTAAAGGGGAAGATTCAAGTTTCTTCTATTACTCTGAGAATTGGAAGGAACGTAACCAAACTGAAGAAAAAACAGGATTCAAAAAGATTAAGAATATTGAAGATTTAAGCCTAGAAGATAAGGAATGCTTACTTTACGTTAGTTCACGTTCTAAACAGCATATAATCGACGAAAAAACGGGTTTATTGACTAAGTCGGTTTATCCTATTCCTTCCTATTCAGGAGCTATAAAATCAATCATGGCATCTATTGAAATGAATTACTTCAGATATTCAGAGGTTGTAAATAGTTTCAAGGGTGGCACAATGATAAACATACCAACAGGTGGACCAGATAACGAACATGATAAGAAAAAATTAATTGCACAGCTAAAAGGAGAAAGTACTGATCGAGATAAACAGGGCGGAATTGTAGTAACGTTTTCCCGAGGTCAGGAAAACGCTCCAACGGTTACGCAAATAAACGGTAATAATTTAGATCAAAGATATTTATTAACACAAGAAAGTATCATTGATGATATTATGGTCGGTCATAGTGTGATTAGTCCAACTTTATTTTCAATCAAAACAGCTGGTCAATTAGGTGGTTCAAGTGAGTTAGAAACAGCGTATCAATTATTCATGAACAACTACGCTTTAGAGCGTCAAAAGATAATTACAGACGCTTTGGAATATGCACATTATACGCTTAATACTTTTGTAGGGGATATATTTTTTATAAGCAAGCCTTTAAACCTTAGTGGTAAAAATGAAGATGTTTCTGAGATAGCTAAAAAGATAAACGTATTAGAGCCTAATTTGCAAAATGTAGTATTAGGTAAACTTACAGTAAACGAGTTGCGTGGATTAGCTGGTTTAAACCCTTTACCAAACGGGGATGTAATACAACAATCATTCAAGAACGAAGTAAGTGACGAAACAGTTATCTCATGGTTTTCTGAATTAGGGCGTACAGATTACAAAGAGGTTTATTCACAAGAAGTAAAGGACTTTGCTAAACTTGAAATGTCCGAGAAAGAATTACTTTCAAAATATTCATTCGCTAACGACTTAACAGCAGATCAGTTGAAAATTGTTGAAATGATTAACAATGGTGAAAGCTACGGATCAATTGTTAAAGCTATCGATAAAGGTGCAACGTACGTATCTAGGCAACTAGTAGAGTTGGAAAAGTTAGGAATGATTAAAGGCTATGAGTTGACACCAAAAGGCAAAACAAATGTGGGTGAAGTATCGTTTGAGGTTGTTTACCAATACC